AAAAGGATAACGTAGCAAAGGGCACCGAGCGAAACAAGAAACAAAATGCTTCCGGTCACTTCGCCTACAATTTCAAGATTGCTCATATCGCCGAAAAGTTCTTTTCTCATTACGCTGCCTCCTTGATAGAAATACCAGTCCAACCTTCGGGGTCGCACATTAGGAAAGTATTGGTATCGTGACAGAAAATGATGTCGCCAACACTCAGAGAATGCATACGGTCAGCAACGCGAGTCATCTTAGACTGATCGCCGTAACCATTACCGACATGGAAAACTTCTTCAAGGTTGGAGATGTCAGTCATCTCGGCAACCAAGACATAGTACTGAAACATTGAAGTCTCGAAGTTCTCACTACCGAAAAATTTGACATCACGGTCAACTGCCAGTGCGGGGAACTCGCGGATAGCAACCTCCCAACCATTAGTGTTGACTCGGCGGTATGCATCGGGGGAAACTTGAGACTGGTAAACTGAAAACTTCATATAGGTATCTCCTCAATCAATACAACCATTATACTGAATTAGGAGTCCAAAGTAAAGTCTAAAAAACTCTAATAAAATCAATAACTTAGGAGCACTTTTGCTTCAAATTATCTAGCAATTCCTCGCCTTTTTTGTCTATCCACCCCATTCCTTGGTGTAACAGACCGACTGCGGAATAAATTAAATCCCATACAATTGCGATAGGCGCAACGAGAGAATAGAACAACATTAATTTCCAGTTCATAGTTTTATCTCCTCATCTAAGAAAAAGATATCTGGCGTCATATCGTCAGCGATTGCAACGGTAACATCATCTGAATCTGCATCGTAAGATTCGCCAAGAAGAATATCACCAACCTCTATATCACAATCGCTGATCAATCCTTCACCGGAATGAATCTTATCGTGTTCATTCAAAGCAAGAAAACCATAATGAATAATCTTCAGGATATCCTTTCGCCAATCAGATGGTCTACCTTTTTCGCCATAGCGGTCATTATATTTATCTACATTACCCAAACAAAAGTCTAAACCACGTCCTCTGTCTGAGATCACTTCAAGCGATTGAATACCTCCAGTTCCATAATGACTGTCATAGGTTGAGTCAACGTATCGCTTAAACTCTTCAATCAATTTATCTTCATTAAATTTATAACGGTCAGACATCTTCTATCTCCACAATAGTATCTCTAATAATATCAATGTAATCGCCACGAGGCGTCTGCAAAATAATACGATATGATTCTGGTTTGTCGTGTATAATTCGACCAACCTCAATCAGTACTCTATCTTCTTTCCAGTGTTTAAATTTAATTCGTTTCATTTCCATGAGTCAAACACCGTTTTATCTACACGTTCGCGTTTTAGTCCAGCACCAAAGTCACTATTATCCATCACAGGTACATCATCAATTGATGGTATTATAGATGTTTGGGTTTCAGCATTATATAGTTTCATCCGAGAACGGTCTACGCCAACCACAAACCTTCGGTGAAGCGCAGGATCGCCATAGCGATTCTTTAACTGCTTCACCATAATCTGATTCATTCCTTCGAGTTCTTCTGACGAGATGGCGGCGACCATGAAGTCTGCTGTTGCTGGGAGTCCGAATGATTCTGACGTGTCCTCAAGTCCCACATCCGACGATGTGAACCCTGTGCGATTAGTCTGCGTTGCTGTAAAGATCGGGAGATTGTTTTCAACGGCAAGTCCTCTTAGTTCTTCTGCGATTGCTTTGACATACGTGTAGGTGTTCACGCTGCCACCCATTTTCATTCTTGAAGAAATACAAAGATTGAGATAATCAACAAAGATAATATCAGGTGCAAACTTTTTCTTCAATTTTAATTCATTCAGTAAATGACGGAAGTGCCCTGCGCCAACAGAGGCAGTAGGATATTCCTTGATGACCAGTTTACCTTCAGTCTTTTTACGAATACGATCGATCTTGGTTTCAAATGTTTGCTTAGGATAGGTCTCTAACTCATTCAATGGAACATCCATTAGGTTAGCATCAATCCTTTCAGCAATACGCTCCTCTGCCATCTCCAGCGTGATATACAGGACATTCTTACCTTCCATCATATTCGCTGCGGCGAAGTGACACATCATTAATGTTTTACCCACACCTGTACCAGCGAGGATTACATTCAGCGTTTTACGTGGAACACCGCCACGAGTGATTGTATTGAATAGATCAATATCAAAAGGCATACGCTCAACCTTCTGATGATAGAAGTCATATCGCTTCTCGAAGTCTTCGATGAAGTCATGACCAATATGCGTATCAAAGGATACCGAAAGAGCATCAGAAAGAATCTCAGGCAACGCTCCTTTGTCTTTCTTTGAGTTACCTTCGATAACCTGTATTGATTCCATGATAGCATTATAGATTGCTTTATCCTGACACCACTTCTCAGTTTTTTCAGTCAACCATTCAATATCAGTTTCGGAGTTAGAAAGGCGAGTGATTAATTCAATGCTGTGGTCATAGTTATCCTGATTAATGCCACCAAGATTATCAAGTTCAATCTTTAATGCATGCTGTGTAGGAGGATTACTGTACTCAGTGAAGTAATCATGTATCAGTCGAAACACCGTTGCGTTCGAGTGACTGAAATATTCTTTTTTGAGGAAAGGTGAAACATTGCGCAGATAATTTTCATTGTTTAAAAGATTGGAGAGAATCATCTCTTCCATATTCACTTCAGTCATTATCACCTCTTAATGTCATTTTTTCTAAACTTAATTTATCTTTCATACTCATAATATATGCGCTCACTGCGAGTATCAAAATTCCTGCGCTTTCAAATATAATGTTAATAGCATCAGTCCCCTTCGTCTGTAGAACAATCATACGAGTCAGAGCAGTCATCGCAATAATTAATGGCAGTGTTACAGGGATGCGATGGTCTTTGTAAAACGCACCAACCATTCCTAGTATCTCTGCATAGATAAACAATAAGAACAGATCAGCGAGCGCCATCCTGCCCTGAGTTGTAAACATGTCAAAGATATCAAAACCTGCTGCCCAAATAGTTCCGGCAACAATAAAAAGCAACAATGCTTTTTCAATGTGATGTATACCGCGAGAGACTTGATGTTTAAATGTTTTCTGCATTGACCTTTACCGTTTCTATATTACATTCATTGAGAAAATTCCAACCGCAACCTTTTGATGCTTTGTATTGATTACGATAGTATACTATAGATATCCCTGCTTGGTAAATGCATTTCGCGCATTCAATACAAGGAAAGTGTGTTACGAATAATGCTGCTCCTTCGCCTGACTCCGGAGAGCGAGCAAGTTTCATCAGAGCATTCATTTCTGCGTGTATGACTTCTGGTTTGGTTTTTAGAAACGTACCGCCATCTTCATCTTCGATTTCATAGAGATATACTTCTTCACACTCATTATCCCAACCAGAGGGAGTTCCGTTGTATCCAATACTGATAATGCGATTGTCTTTCACGATCACAGAACCGACTTGGAGTTTCTTCGCTGTACTCAGTTGGGCAAACCTTTCAGCAACGTCCATGTATGCATGTATAAATTTATCTTTCATAACCATGATTGTAAGGTATTTTCCGCAGGTTGTAAATAATTTTTTAGCAATAATTCTTTTCGATTGCCTTCATCTGCTCGATATGCTTTACCTGAGTGCATTGTGTAGGTCAAGTCCCATTCAATCTGTTCCCACGCATTATACATCTCTCGAAGTTTCTGATTGCTGTTATAGGTAATCATCACATGACAAGGCAGAGCGATAACGTCTTCACGGAATTTATAATGATCAAAATTTAAATGGTGGGCACCTTTCTTACCATAAAGGAAAGAGTTGATGTCATAGGGTGGGTCAAGGAAAACGAACGTATCCTCGGAGAGATCTTGTAATAAAACCGTGTAATCATCGTTGGTGATTTTCCAGTTCTGTATCAGACGAGAGTATGCAATCAGTTTGTTAATACCTGCCTCGCTGAAGTTGGACAATGATGCTGCAGCAGAGAATCCTGATGACTCACCTAATCCAGAGAAAGAACATTTATTGCAAACGTAAAACCGCCAAGCAATCTCTAGTTTGTCTTCACAGTCACCAATGGTTTCTTTACAATGTAAAAACAACTCACGGTGAGTATCATTTCGCATTGCCTCTTGCTTTTTTGCATACAGTATCTCTTGTAGATCAAGACACTGATCACGCAATGTTATCCAAAAGCAATAAAGATTATAATATGTGTCATTTACCCAGACTGGAACATCTGGGTATAGTTGAGAGAAGGCAAGAGCGCAACTACCACCGCCGAGGAATGGTTCACGATATTCTGTAATTGTACCTTGAGGGAGGTGTTCCTCAGTAAAGAAGAACTTTGTTGCGCGAGACTTACCACCTGGATATCGTAGTGGCGTTTTCAATCTACTCATAATCTACTCTTTCCCATATACTGTCAGCAGTAAAACGAAAACTGCCAATCAGATCAAATCTATCCCAATTCTCAATCATACTCAACACATGTTCTTCGCCAGTCCAATATAAATGATATATGTGTCCAACCTTCGGAACAAAGTTATATCTAGAATTATATACTAATTCAGTCTCATTGGCAAGGGATAAAAGTTCCTGATACTCACGATTCATTGCCTCTATTTTTTCTTGAAAGTAATTAGAAGCACTGACCGATCTTTCGTTGCGAAAGAGTTGAGTATCAGGTAATTGGATGGCAGGGGCACTTACGCTGCCCCCATAAGGAAGTAGACTATGCTTCTTCAATAAAGTCTTCGATTTCTTCATCAGTGATTATAGGATTATGCGCAACCTGATAAGTGTTTTGGACATAATCAGAGAATCGCTTATCCGTCAGTATCGGCATCCAGAAGTCTTTGGTCTCAGTGTCTTTCAAACGGAACTTCTTCTCTTCGGCAGCACCTGACTCAAGGTCAACACGTGAGTACCAACCATTGCTTGGTTTGATTACGAACCCACCTTCGAGCGCGATATCAAGTAGACCAGACCATTTAGTAATACCACCATCCCAGCGAACATTGACTGGAATCTTGGACTTCTCTTTTACATAACGAGACTTTTCAACGTTGATAATAAAGTTGTAACCAGTGACTTCTGTACCAGTCTTTTCCTGCTGTCGACCAATGATAAAGATATTATCAGCACTGTAATATGAACCAGTACCACCGCCAACAATTGCTTTCGGGAACATACCAATTTCCATATAGGTATGATTCACTACAACCATTGGGATATCTTTCATTGTAAGATGAGGAGTAACCATTCGGAACAGAGACTTTAACTGCTTTGCGCGAGTCATATCTGCTGCTGACTTCTCATTCATTGCATCTTCGACTTCTTTCTTAGACGCCAAGTTACCGATCGAGTCGATGACAATAATTACTCGTTCATCTCGCCCGATCTCTGAGAGTTGTTTCATTATATCAAATTTGAGCTGTTCAACATCAGTAATAGGAGTATGGAGAACACGGTCCATATCTATCCCGAAAGAAGTGAAGTATGACTGCGGAGTACCAAACTCCGAATCATAGAACAGAAGTGCCGCGTCCTCATATTTTTCCAAGTATGCTTTCGCCATCAGTAAACTGAAAGCAGTTTTAAAGTGCTTAGATGGACCTGCCCACATAGTAAGACCAGGAGTTAAACCGCCATCAAGGCGACCAGACAATGCCACGTTAATGATAGGGACATTGGTTGGAATCATATCCTTTTCGTTAAAGAATTTAGACTCAGAAAGAATCGCAGTTTCTTTAATCGTTGAGTTCTTTTTCAGTTTAGCGAGCACAGACATACAATATCTCCATTACAATTTACACTATCATACTTCATTACTTACATAATGTAAAGACATTTACCCATCCAATCCATGACTATCTCTTTCAGGAGAAAACAAGTCAACGTCTTTCAATATTTCTTCTTCAGTCATTGGTAGAATCTTTTTTCTTTGATTCAATCCAACATTACCAGCAAGTATCATAACGATTGCCAAGGGATCAAATACACATACGAGTAATATAATAATCCACCTAACAGCATTGTCAAAATAGTCAGACGCACTATCTGCCCCATAAATTAACTCCGCGATATATTTGAGTGGTCCAATCTCTGCTTCAAGTTCAATAGATTGTCTACGGAGCGGGAGGATTTCTTCGGTGAGTTCTTCGATAGTATCGTACGCATCAGATATCGTTTTGTTGAGCGTCGCCCTTTCTTCGGACTGAGATTGCCTAACTGCAATCGCACCTTCAGGTCCCCGTATTCTGTCGTATTCTTGAAGTATGGATACCGCTTCGTCAAGTTGCCCGAGGACAATTGTTGAGTCATTAATGATACTATTTTGGCGATCGATTCTGCGTTGTAACGATTCAATTCTGATTTCATTATTTCCACCTTGCATTATTGTTTGGTCGACATGCGCTTTGGATAGATAACCAAAGATACCCATGCTTGTAATCAACACAAGAACGGTTACTGCCGACACCATATATGTTCGAATTAAAATAGGAGCAATCGACCAGCACCGATATATCCAAGATGCTGCTACGATCTTTGAGAGTTCAAGTGCAGATGCCATTACGACAACTGACCAGTATGCGCCAGCGAAGATTGTCGCCAGTCCTATGATTGAAAAATATCCACCTACCGCAGTCAATAATAAACCCATCATCAAAACGAGATGACTGATGTTCATTAGTCCTCCAGTATCGACATTAATTTTAATTTAAAATTATTAATTTTATCAACGCGATCTGGCCAAAGAATATATTCTTTCTCCGGCGACTGCGCCAAGTTATTTAGTAGCGGTTGGACTGCCTTATAAATCGTTTGTGCTTTGTCTCGCCACTGCTCTGCTTGTTGCTGCCACTCACCTGCTGTACTCTCTGCTTGAGTGACCGTTTGCTGTATCTGCTGGACTTCTTCTAGTTCATCAGCATCAACAAGTGAAAAACCAAAGTCAAAATCGCCGAGATCAATCGCTGGTTTGTCCGTCATTTACTTTTCCTCTTTGATGATACTCTTTACACACTAAATCAAATATATTCCACATTTCATCGAATTTGAGTTCGTATAATTCTTTGATTGCGAAATACTTATTCATCATTGCATCGCAAAGTTTAGGATCCATACCTTCCCACTCAGGCGAATCAACAAAGTGTTTAGTCACCATGTCAATATCATCTGTAACTCTCCAGCAGTTCTGAATTTGTTGCTCTAGATCAAAAATTGCATTACTCACAACCTAACTCCTCTGCTCGACCGCCTGCATAATAGTATAACTCTCTCAAACTTTCTAGCAGACGTTTGACATCTTCTTTATGATATTCTGCGATAGACCCAGATTTGGTATCACCGGACCCTGGAATACAACCAGGAATCATACTTTCTAGTTCTCGGTCCACCAATTCTTTAAGACTTACCTTTGAAGTATAATTTGGTTCACATGCTTCTCCAAGATATACACCAACTTCGATGTCACCATCACAAGTCAACCATGGACCTGCATCAATTTCTATATAACTTTTTTCCATCATTTTAAAACCACTGCTAATAATATTGCTATCAATAAAATATTTGTAAAAGCAATTTCCACGGCAAGAATTGTATGATACCAAACCCATCTTGCTTTGTAAACTTCTTGTACATGCTCGTTATCTGCCCCTGGAAGTTTCTCTACAATCGCAACGTCAATTGGATTTTTCTCAACAGGTTTTTCCAGTTCCTTTAGTATGTTATTAAACCAATTCATCCAAAAAAGTCCTCAAGTGTACTCTGTTTTTCTGCTGACCAACCAATCACTGACAGTATGATACTCATAGGATCAAGATAACCTTTTTCAAACTGCGTATCATAATCAATATATTTTTCTAGACCGAACTCAGGCGGCAATGCGCCAGTTGAAGCAATTACTTTGTCGCGGAGTGGATTAGGAACTTTTAAATAACAGAACTTTATCTTCTCGCCGTCTTTTATTTCTTCATATTTTTTAGTAAGACCATGTTTATTTAGTAGATGGTTGTAGAGAAGAACACCCTTGACTTGTATCGGAGTTGACTTCTTATAGATAGTCTTCGGATCAGCATAGGATTCAGGATATCGACGACCATCGCTGGTTGTTTTCCATGTCGTCAAACTAACACCGCGAGGAAACGCAACCGACTCGAAAGGCAGAGTGTAAAACTCTTCGCGGATTTGAGCAATAAAATTCTGCGTTGTTTGCTCGTCGGTGTTCATAATCAACTTCAGCGTTTCTTTAATATAGTCGCGGATCACTGAAGGAGTTGACGAACGAATTGCTTCGATGCCCATCATCTTGAGTTTGGGTTCATTATATCGAACACCCTCGCTGTCCCAGACATTCATGATGTATCGTTTCTTGGCAGTCCAGATCGCCTTATCGCCAATGTTCTCGCGTTTCATAATCATCTTCTGATCATACGCATTCATGTACTCTTTCAGATCATGATAACACTGATCCATGAATGGTTCAATCTTCTCGCTGGCAACCTTATCAAGGAAGTCGATAGGATTATCAGGTTGAATACGCTGGATCATTTCATCGAAGCGAACATACACGGAGTCAGTATCAACTGCAACCACATAATCTTTTTTCGTGCCTAGGACTTTGTTGAGATACTCGTTGATTCGATTTTCAATCCAGCGAATCGACAACTGACCAGACATTGTGATCGCTTCAGCATTTTCCTGCTCGAACCAACGGAAGTATTTGTTAGCGATCGC